GAGAACGCGCAGCGCACGGCCGCGCAGCGCCAACTCGGGAGCATCCGAGCCGGGGTCAGCAAGTCGGGCGCCACGATGGAGGGCACCCCGCTGGCCGTGCTCTCGGAGTCTGCCGCCAACGCCGAGATCGACGCACTCAACACCCGGTACTCGGGACAGCGCGAGGCCGCGCTCTACGAGGCTCGGGGTAAGAACGCCCGCACCGCGGGATACATGCGCGCTGGCACCTCGCTCCTGTCGAGCGCGGGCAAATACTTCTAAGGGGGCGCGATGCCACGACTCAATCTATACGAACAACAGACCACGGCGCAAGGCCCCCGAGCCTCGGGTGCCGACTTCGGCGCCGCCCCGGCTCAGGCCATCGAGGGTATGGGGAATGAATTGCAGGTCATCGGGAACCGGATTCAGGAACGCGAAAACCTGAGCGACCGACAACGCCTACGCGAGGCTTTTGAGGAAGCTGCCGTCCCGATGCTGAATGACTTCGACAAGAAGAAGGACATCAGCAGCAAGGAGTCCATTCCACAGTTCCGTCAGGCTCTGGAGCAAAAGCGTCAGGAGTTGATCAGCAAGCACGTCGGGAACCCTGAGAGTAGGGCGAAGTTGGAAAACAGCCTCGACAACTTGGTGTCGCAGTACACCAAGAGCGCCATCGGGGCCAAGATTAAAGCGGATCAGGAATTGATGGTTCGCACGATGAACCAGCAGTTTGACAAGTCGGCTCTCGATACGGACGCAGCCCCCGACATCTGGAGCTTCGCCAAGGACGAGAACCTCATGCTTGTCGAGGAGATGCGTCCTGGTATGTCGCAGGATCAATACGTCGCCGCAAAGCGCCTGGCCTACGCCAAACCACTGCAGTCTGCTGTCAAGTCACACATTGCGCAAGGGAACTGGGAAGCCGCTGAGACGATCATGAGGGACGAGAATTTCTCGAAGTTCCTGACGGCGCAGGAAGCCATCCCGCTGCGCATCGACGTGGCTGTGGGTCGGGGCAAGCAGGACCTTGAGAACAAAGAACACGACCGGAAAATTGCCATGTTCGAGGCGACTCATGGCCCAGCCACACCTGAGATGCGGGCTCGGATAAAGATGATGCCGGGCAAGGGTGGGGACAAGACCCTTGCTGATCGAGTGTTCGAATACGAGTTCGCAACAGGTAAACCTGCTGACCAAGACACCATTGATCGCATCGCCAAGATTCGCTTGACATCAGGCGAAGGTGGTGTGTTCGGAAACGGTGTGGAGGGGAGGGCTAGAGATTTTGTGAGCAAGAACGCAACGGCATACGCCAGCGGGATGCTCGATGAGGTGGGGATGCGAAACTATGAGCAATCGCTCCAGGTCCTATCGACCCCTGTTCTGAAACAAAACCCGATCACGAAACAGTGGGAACAGGTGACCCCGACCCTCTTGCCCTGGATGACTGAGGCGTTGACTCGTGGGCAGGCGCTCAGGTCACGTTCGGGGTCTTCGGTTCCCGGTGTAGCGGGGGACGGTTCACAGCCTCCCGTCAGAACCGCGACCATGTACAAAGACGGTCAGATGGTCGGCGAGGGGGTCATTGATGAAAACGGAAAGTGGGTGATCCAGGCACCACCTGAGGATGGTGAAGTAGCGTCGTGGGGCAGGGAGAATCGACAGAGCACCCCGGTCCCTGAGGAAACTGCTGCGCCGGCAAAGCCACTCGGGTTGTTCAACATCGGGGAAGACGTGACGGGTATTCCCGCAGCGGTGGGTCGGTTGATGGGTGGAGGGTTGCCCGTTTCAACCGGGTTCGGTGCAAAAGCCGTAGGTGCTGAACAATACGTCGTCAACAAGAAAAAGGAACTCATGCGCGCGATGGCGGTGAGTCCGAAGTATGCACAGGGTGAGCAAGAGTTGCTTGAGAAGCAGATCGACCTTGACCCGAAAATGATGACCAACCCGACAGCGTGGAGGATCAGGACTGTTGCGATTGCAAGAACCATCCACGAGACCATGGACTACAACGCCAAGGTTATCGGGAACGTGAAGGACGGGAAGACGACGCAGGAGCAATACGAGGGAGCCATTCAGTCGCAGAACCTGCTCAAGTCGTTCCTTGAAACAATGGACCTTCCACCAAGGACCAAATCTCCGGACGATGCTGTGAATCTGCCATCCGATACGAAGTGGTTCATCGATGAGCAGTGGCAGTTGAGAAAAGGCCCGGGGCATCCCGATGTTCGTGCGAAGCGAGGCAAGTGATGCCAAAGACCTACGAAGAACTCGGTCTGGAGTTGGAGCAAGGTGGGGTCTTCTCGGACGGCTCCCCTGCCACCAGCGACCCATACTCGAAGTTGGGATTCGACCGTGAGGGGGAGACCCCGAATGCCATGTCTGCCACGGCTGAGGGGCTCGCTGGTGGATTCGTTCGCAACGTCGGTGTATTCCCAGCTGTAGTGGCGGGAGCGACTGCTGGCGCCGCAGGTGGTCCACTTGTGTCAGCCGCCCTTGGTATCGGTGCTGGGGCCTATGCGATGTGGGCCGGCAACAAGGCTGCGTCTGGAATGGGTCTTCGAACTCCCGAGCAGATGAGTCCCGAGGATCGCAAGTTCGGGTACATGGGTGAATCATTTGGCGGATCCGTTGGTGCTCTCGTCGCACCCTACGCTGTTGCGAATACCGCATGGCGTACAGGTAGCACGTCGAATGCGGGGAAGTTCCTGGACAGCATGCTCGACAGCATCAAAGCCGCACCTGTCAAGTACGGACTCGTTGAGGGCACGATGGCGGCATCGGCAGCGACTGCCGCATTCACTGCGGAGGCTCTGCTCCCTGGACACGAGGGCGCTCGGGTCAATGCCGAGTTCTTCGCAGGTGCTGTGAATCCCGCCAGATTGGTTCGCATGGGTGCCGATTTCACTTGGAAATCCATGCGCAAGGTTTACCAGGGGATCAGTCCCGAGGGGCGAATGACAGCGGCCGGGAAGTTGCTGCGTCAGGCCATGGACCTCGGTGATGAACCAGACATCTCGGTTGTCCACGCCGCATACAAAGCTGCCGGGATCATTGACCCCAAGAACCCTGAGCCGATCCAGGGTGGGGCGATCAAGGGTTTGCAGAACATGAACGTTGGTCAGTTGACCGGCAGCAAAGGCATTGCGATCCTGATCAAACACCTTGAGGAAACCGACCCCAAGTTTGCACTGGAGAACAACAAGAAGCTTCAGCAGGGCTTGGAGGTGCTGCAGGGTCACATCGCACTGTTGACTCTGACTGGGGATCCCGAGGCATTGAAGGTGGCCGCAGAGGCACGCGATACTTACTATCGCGCCCTGATCACAGCCGACGTGAACAAAGGGATAGCTGAGGCTGCTGCTGCAACTGGGAAGATCACCAAGGACACACCCAAGGTGCGACTCGATCTGAGCGTCAAGGTCAAGAATAGTCTTGATGGTGCCGTGCAACGTTCGCGCGCAATCATGAATGAGAAGTGGGGAGCGTGGACCGCGATGGAGGGCAACAACCCATCGGGGTTCACCAACTTCCAAAAGCAGTTCAACGAGGAGTACGGCAAAGTACCCGACGTGTATCGGAAGGAAATCGTACCGGCACCGATCGAAGAGTTCTTTCGCAGGATGAATGCGAAGCCGAAGGTCAATGAGGAGTTGATCTACGACCCGTCGACCCTGAGTTTCAAGACAACGCTGAAAGAGGACAAGCCTGGCACCACTGTCAACGAGATGTATCAGTTTCGGTCGATATTCCTCGACAAGGCACGAGAGGCTGCTCGCGCGGGAAAGGACAACGAGGCCCGACAATACAGTAACATGGCCGAGGCGGTCCTTGACGATCTTGACGGCGCAATGACGGAAGTAGGGAAGGCTGCATACGATGATGCGCGCGGATTCACCCGGGAGTTCCACGACGCCTTCACTCGGTCCTTTGTCGGGCAAGCCGACGCGACAGGTAAATACGGGGACCGCATTGCCCCCGAGATCATCCTAAATAGGGCCTTCGCCACGGGCAAAGAGATCGGGCACCTTCACCTGGTAGACATTGAAAACGCCACTCGATTCCTGCTCAAACGTGGGGTCGAAACACAGAATGATGTTGACGTGGTGATGGATGCGCAAAACAGGTTCATTCGACTTGCCGCGGCTCAGAACATCGATACGCTCACTGGCAAGTTGAACACCAAAGGCCTGTCGGATTTCATCTACAACAATGAAGCCACCATGGACAGGTTTCCGGGGGTCAAAGACGATCTAGGGAACGCCATCAAGACGACGCGTGAGGTTGAGCGACTCGAACTGATGATGCAGAACAAGAATCGTCTCATGGAGGACACCAAGGTGTTCTCCAAACTCGTGAAGAACGACGGCATCGCTGTTGCCCAGAGCGCACTGACTTCGAACAACATGCAGCGGGACATTGAGGCTCTGGTGTCCACGGCGATGAAGGGGACGGTTGGTAAGGACGGTAAACCACTATTTGATGTTGCAGCAGCGACGGCCGGGATGCGAGCGTCCGTTTACACGGCCGCCATCAATCTGTCACGTGGAGCAAATCGAACAGGTCAGCGTGAAATCAACATGGATGTGGTCCGGTCTCTCTTGTACGAAGCACCACCCGGGCAGCAATCGGTGATGCAGATTTTCCAGAAGACCGGGGCTGTGTCAGCGAGGGAGGCGGGCAAGATCAAAACCCTGTTCAATACTCTCGGGGCGATCCAACAGTCAACCGACCCGGGAACCATGCTGCAAGTAAAACCAGACATCACTGACAGTGCTATGGCTGTGGTTGCTCGAATCGCAGGTTCTGGGACACTGAGTTTCCTGTCGCAGAAGTCACCAGTCGGCAGCGGCCATGGTCTGATTGTTGCGAGTGCCGGTTCACGCTTCGGTGAATGGATTTTCAAAAAACTCAGTGTTCAAACAGCACGGGCAATGTTGGTCGATGCCATCTCCGACCCATCGAGTGGCAAACTCGACCTGATCATGCAACAGGCGTCACGGATGACCCCTAGAGACGTGCACCGTCAAGCCACGCAGTTGAACGCATACCGAATGCAAGTCATGACCGGGACTGTTGGTGACTTGTCGGATGACGAGAACTACACCGGACCCGGCACCAAGAAGGACATCAAATGACCATCAGCACCACCGACTGGCGAATCGCGTACAACGGCAACGATGTCACGACTGTATTCGCGTTCCCGTACCGTTTCCTGTCGAACAACCATCTGTTCGTAATCGAGGTGGACGCCGAGGGGACGGAGACCCCCAAGGAGATCACGACTCACTTTACCGTGACTGGTGCCGGAGATGATGCTGGTGGTAGTGTCACGATGCTCACGGCCCCGGCAACTGGAGTCACCCTCGTGATCTACCGCGACACCGAGGTCGTGCAGGAGACCGACTACGTATCCGGTGACCCGTTCCCCGCTGAGTCCCATGAGACCGCGCTGGACAAGCTCACCATGATCATGCAGGAGAAGACTCCAGGGGGCGGACCCGGGGCTTACAGGTCCATCGTGATCCCGATCGGCGATCCCTCGACCATCAACACGGTGCTACCACCATCTGTCGCACGATACGACAAGTTCCTGACGTTCGATAGCGATGGGGATGTCACGGTGTCGTCGTTCACAGTCACCCAGATCCTCAGTCTCATTGAGTCGGCTGGCCTCGCAGCCGTTCAGGCACTCACGGCCGGGGCTACGGTGGATGTCGACGTGTCGGTCGCAACGGCGTTCACCCTCACCCCGACCCAGAACTTCACGCTAAACGCCCCGACAAACCCGTCCAACGGGATGGTGCGCAACTTCGTATTCACTCAGGGTGCCACGCCCTACACGATCACTTTTGACGCAGCATACCAGTTCCCTGGAGGAATTGAGCCCGCACTCACAGCATCCGCAAGTGCTGTCGACTTCATGTCCATGTATTACAACGCAGCAACAGCGAAATGGATATGCGTGATGAACAAAGACTTCAAGGCGTAGTCATGGCGGTCATCGGACCTACGTTCTTTAGTAGCCCGGTCGGGGATCACCCTGCTGGCGACGGGCTTACCCGGCTGCAGACGACATTCGCTGGCGGTAGTAGTGCGGACATCAGTCAGTACCTGATCGGGTCTGGCACGAACGATGAGATGACCGTATCCGATGGGTCGGCCAACGCGGTGTTCGACAGCAATCTCAATCCGAAGTCGATTATTTATAACGATGCCGGGCTGGCCCAGCAACTGAGCACGTCTCCGCTGACATACGAGATATTTTGGACGGCTACGCTTGACACACCGTCGCCGCAGAACCCAGGGGATCAAGTTAAATTTGCGCAGTTCAGCACGCATCTAAACGGGGTTGACTTTCTCATCGCAGGCTACCCTAACGATGTCAACATATTCATCATCCAATCGGGCGTTACGTCGGTAACCGTGATCGGCGGAAACGTCTATGGTGCACTGAATCATCTGGCGCTTGTGAATCGAACCTCCGGGCTGGCTGATATTTACTTGAACGGCGTTCGTGTGAGTGCAGGCAGGGCTGGCACAGGCGGCCTCGCCCCAACCGGAACGATGCAACTCGGTGGAGTGGGACGAGGAGACACCCGAGTCACGTACTACGGTGCCCGTGTTCGTCGGGCTGAGATGTACCCGGACTCGGCGACTATTACTCCACCATTGAACCCCGCAGCATGGGGTCCACCGTGATAACCAACTCGATAGGAGAACCAATCGCATGAACCACCTGTACGCCTTGATCTTCGCCTTGTGTATCGTCGCTCCAGTGTGGGCTCAGGACCAGACATCAAGAAACCCGCTCTCCTACAGTTTGCGCGAGTACGGTCTGATCCTGGCGATTGCGATGCTCGGGGGATTCGTCAGATGGTACAACGCTGTGCGTCGCGGCGAGTCAGCGGCATACGATCTGCGTATCTTGGTGGGTGAACTGTTCACCAGTGCATTCATGGGCATCTTGACATTTTGGGCCTGCGAAGCGGTGGGGGTGCAACCGCTGATCACGGCGGCGCTGGCCGGTATGGCAGGACACGCGGGGGTCTCGGGACTCTTGTGGGCCGAGCGGGTGCTCAAGAGGTTCTTCGAACGCAGGTATGGCGTAGAGCCCACGGCTCCGGCGCCACTGGACAGCAAATGATTTGGCTGCGCCGCGTTGCGCATTCCGTCCTGCTCGTAATCGGCCTTCCGCTGTGGCTGATTGGAGTCTTGTGCTTCACGGCAGCCGCCTATGCCGCCGTTGCCGGCGATCGCCTGATGCCGGGGCGCATGTTCGGCAACTGCTGGACGTTTACGCTCCCTCGGTACGTGCAGCGCGGCGGGTACCTCATCGTCCGGCCTGCTGATGGCGTGCGGTTTCTGGGGGTCTTTCACATCCCGCACGTGATCTGGGCGCCGGCGCTGCCAAAAGGCATGCCCGTCGAGCAATTCGTCCCACTGGTGCGAAGCAATAGCAGATGGTTCCCATGGCACACGCTCTGGTACGAGGGCAGGGCGCGCAACCGCGAACGGGCCAAGCGCGACGATCTCGGCTGCCCTGATACCGAACCGACGAGCCCGGGTGCGCTCGACTCTGATCTTGGGAGACTTCGATGACGTTCGAGCAAGCATTCCAGCGCCTGATCGGCCACGAGGGTGGCTACGTGAACCACCCATCCGACCCCGGTGGCGAGACGAACTTCGGCATCACCAAGCGCAGTTACCCGGCCGAGGACATCCGGGGCATGACACTGGCGCGAGCCAAGGTCATCTATC